ATCCACGGACATTCACATCGGGCCGACACGAGCATCATCCAGAACATCTGGTCGCCGGCGAAGGTCATCCAGGCTCGCAGCGCCGGCTGTCTGTGCAAGCCGATCCCGCTGTACGGCACGGGCAGGCCCGTCGAGTGGATCAACGCCTTCATCCTGGGCTACCTCGGGCGACGCAGCGACACGTTGTACACCATCCCGATCATGGACGGCCGGTGCATCCTGCCGGACGGCACGGAGGTGGCGGCGTGACGATGGCGACGGCGGAACCTCAGCAGATCACGTTGCGCCCATATCAGCAGGAAGCCGTCAATGCCGTGTACGACCACCTGCGCTGCCGGGACGACAACCCGTGCGTCGTGATCCCAACAGCTGGGGGGAAGACCCCCGTGATGGCTACGATCTGTCGGGATGCCGTAACCAAGTGGGGTGGGCGCGTACTCATCTTGGCCCACGTCAAGGAACTGCTCGAGCAGGCCGTCGAGAAGCTGCACATCATGGCGCCGGACCTGTGGATGCAGATCGGCGTGTACTCGGCCGGCCTGAAGAGCCGCGACACGAACAAACCGGTCATTACGGCCGGCATACAGAGCGCGTATCGCCGCGCCGCTGAACTGGGCGCTTTCGATCTGATATGTATCGACGAATCGCATATGCTGCCTCCCGACGGGGAGGGCATGTACCGCACGTTCCTGGCCGATGCGAAGGTGGTCAATCCCAACGTGCGCCTAATCGGCCTGACCGCCACGCCGTACCGCATGGCATCGGGCATGATCTGCGGGCCGGAGAACCTGCTGAACCACGTCTGCTACGAGATCGGTGTCAAGGATCTGATCGCCCAGGGCTACCTCTGCCCGCTCAAGAGTCGGGCGGGCAAGAGCAGGGCCAACCTGGACGGCCTGCACATCCGCGCGGGGGAGTTCATCGCCTCGGAGGTCGAGGCCGCGATGGACCAGTACACGCTCGTCCAGTCGGCCTGTGAAGAGATCATCGAACTGACGCGCGACCGCGGCAGCGTGCTGATCTTCACCAGCGGCGTCCAGCACGGCAAACACGTCGCCGCGAACATGAGGCGGATCTCAGGTCAGGAATGCGGCTTCGTCTGCGGCGAGACGCCCGGTCTCGAGCGAGAGGGCACGCTGCACCGTTTCAAGTCGGGCGACCTGAAGTACCTGGCCAACGTCAATGTCCTGACCACCGGCTTCGACGCCCCCAACATCGACTGCGTAGTCTTGCTTCGGCCGACGAACTCGCCAGGGCTCTTCTACCAGATGGTGGGTCGCGGCTTCAGACTGCATCCAGGCAAAGTCGACTCTCTCGTACTGGACTACGGCGGGAACATCCTTCGTCACGGCCCCGTCGATGATCTGCGGATCAAGACGCCGGGTGCGTCCGGCGGCGAGGCACCGGCTAAGGAATGCCCCGAATGCCAGGCGCTGATCCACGCAGCCTACGCTACGTGCCCTGAGTGCGGATACGAGTTCCCACCGCCGGAGAAGGAGAAGCACGCCGCCCAGGCCAGCAACGCCGGCATCCTCAGCGGCCAGGTCACGGACACTGAACACGACGTAGCCGACGTCTACTACTCCGTCCACCACAAGCGAGGTGCACCCGAGGACCATCCCCGAACGATGCGCGTGGACTATCGCGTGCGCTTCGGCGAGTGGCACAGCGAATGGGTCTGCCCCGAGCACACCGGCTACGCCCGGTCGAAGTTCGAGGCCTGGTGGCGAGCACGGTCAAATGAGCCCGTGCCCGACACCGCTGAGGACGCAGTCGCTATCTGCGAGGCCGGGGGAATCGCCACGGCAAGCGCCATCACGGTGCGGTCCGTGGCTGGCGAAAAGTACGACCGGATCATCGATTACCAGCTCGGTCCGATCCCGCCGCCCCTGGATGGCCATGACGAGCACGACGACGACAACGTGCCAGACTACGCCTGGGCTGGCGACGAAATCCCGTTCTGACCGGACACGGTGAGTGAATGAAGGACGCCGCAAGGAGATATCTCGACGCCGGGCTATGCGTCCTGCCTGCCCGGCGGGACCAGAAGCGACCGGTCGTTGGGTCGTGGAAGGCGTACCAGACGCGCCTGCCCACGCCCAATGAGATCGATGCTTGGTTCGCCAATGGGCCCAGCGCGCTGTGCGTGCTGACAGGCGAGGTGTCGGGCCGACTGGAACTGATCGACTTCGATGCAGGCGGTGAGCTCTTCGAGCGCTGGTGCGGCAAGATCCGCACGGCCGCACCGGGCTTGCTGGAACGCCTGGTTCTGTCGAAGACGCAGTCCGATGGTCGGCATGCCAGCTACCGTTTCGAGGGGGATGTCTGCGGCAACCTGAAGCTGGCCCAGCGCCGGGGTGACGATGGTAAGGTCGTCACGCTCATCGAGACCCGTGGCCAGGGCGGGCTATTCCTCTGCGCGCCCACCGACGGATATGAGGTCATCCAGGGCGACCTGTGCAACCCGCCCGTCCTCACCGAAGCCGAGCGGGACGTTCTCCTCCGGGCCGCATGGGAGCTGAACGAGTACGTCCCGCCGGTGGTCAACGGGCCGCGGGGCTCACCTGTTGGCCACAGGGGCCCACTATCGGCCCCGTGTTCGCACAACTCGCCTCCTCTGCCCCACCCGACCGAGAATCCGCCGATCTCGGCCCACAACGCCGACAATGCGGCCATGTCGGCCGACAATTCGCACAAGTGCGATTCTTCGTCCGACAATGCCGACAGGCCAGGCGATGACTTCAACACTCGCGGAGATGTTCGTGCTGTGCTCGAACAGCACAACTGGGTGCGCGCCAAGGGCGGCGAGAACGAATACTGGCGGCGCCCGGGCAAGACATCGGGCACGTCCGCGACGCTGAAGGGCCGCGTCTTCTACGTCTTCTCGTCCAACGCCACGCCGTTCGAGCCCAACCAGGCCTATTCTCCGTTCTCGGTCTACACACTGCTCGCCCATGGCGGAGATTACGAACAGGCCGCCAGGGCGCTTCGACATCTCGGCTATGGCGGCGATGGTGCGACGGAGAATGCGACAGACATGGACATCTCGGCCATTATGAAGATGTCGGCCGAGATTCCGGGCTGTCCGGCGGACATCTCGCACAGTGGCCATTGTGCGGCCGACAATGCCGAGAAGGGGCAGGGCGCGTCCGAGATTCCTGACCCGGGGCCCATCCCCGAACATCTCTTCCATGTGCCGGGCTTCGTGGCACAGGTGATGGACTTCACACTGGCCAACGCGCCCTATCCGAACGTCGGCCTGGCCTTCTGCGGTGGCATCGCCTTGCAGTCGTACCTGTGCGGCCGGAAGGTCCAGACTTCCGACGACCTGCGCCCCAACATCTATCTGCTGGCCCTGGCCTCAAGCGGGACGGGCAAGGACTTCCCGCGGAAGGTCAACTCGCGCGTGATGTTCGAGATCGGCCACATCGCCGCCCTCGGCGACAAGTTCGCCAGCGGCCAGGGCATCCAGGACGCCCTGTTGCGGTCGCCGGCGATGCTGTTCCAGAACGACGAGATGGATGGCGTCCTGCGCCAGATCAACTTCGACCGCGAGAACAAACTGGAATCGATCCCCAACGTCCTCTTGACGATCTACACGTCCGCCAACGACGTCTACCCCGTCCGCGTCAGGGCCGGCCAGAAAGAGGCCCTGCATATCGACCAGCCGCACCTGACGCTGTTCGGTACGGCCACGCCGCAGTACTTCTACGAGTCGCTGTCCCACCGAATGCTCACCAACGGCCTGTTCGCACGCATGATGATCATCGATATCGGCACGCGGGGCGAAGGCCAGATGCCCGGCTCGGCCCGCAATGTCCCCGAACCGATCATCGCCGTCGCGCGATGGTGGGCGGAGTTCATGCCGCCGCAGCACCGGGGCAACATGGTCAACCTCCATCCCGAACCGACGACCGTGCCATTTGCGCCCCAAGCCGAGGAGGCCATCAACGCACTCCAACGCCAGACCGACGCCAACTGGCATGATGCCGACGGCCGCAACGATGAAGTCGCCCGTACCATCTGGTCCCGTACATGCGAGAACGCCAAGAAGCTCGCCCTGATCTATGCCTGTAGTGAGAACCACGAGGCCCCGGCGATCTGTCTGACGGCCGTCCAGTGGGCCAGCGCCTTTGCGATGCACCAGACCCGACGCCAGCTCTTCATGGCTCACAGCTACGTCGCGGAGAACCCCTTCCACAGCGAATGCCTAAAGCTGATCCGCAGGCTGCGGAAGGCATCGGGAGGTGTGATGCAGCGCCAGCATCTTCTCAAGGCCATGAAGTGCAGGGCCAGCGACTTCGACCAGATCGTCGGGACGCTGATTCAACAGAACGAAATCGAATCCGTCGCGATTCCGACCAAAACGAAATCCGCCATGGGATACCGACTGATATGACCGCCAGCGGCCCGATAAATCCTTCCCGAATCCTTCCCAATCCTTCCCCATTTGGGGAAGGATTCGGCCGATGTCGCGTCCAATATACGCCGAATCGGCCCCTGATCCGGGCTGAAGGGGCGAATCCTTCCCAATCCTTCCCCCCGAAAAGGGAAGGATTAGGGAAGGATTTCCGTCGCGGAAAGTGCTGTGTTTATAGGGGTATATCTCTCTACTTCTCTAATCCTTCCCCCTTTCTCCCTATGGGTCTCGCGCTAGGAATGCGCGCATATATAGGGGAAAGGGGAAGGATTCGCCCCAGGCCCGTCTCGTGGCCCGCAAGAGCCCCGCAATGGCGAACGCTCTGCACACGGCCGCCCCAGATGGCCTCTTGTAAGCCAAGCGATGGGAACAAGTTACAGGGACAAGAAGCAAAAACATTAAAATATGCAACTGTAAGATTAGGTACTTCCGGGACTTGCGACGAAATGAGGTCGCGGGAACCAGTCGGGTTACAACACAGTGTTTGTTTGCGCTGTCCGGTTTTTTTTCTGAAGCCGTCAGCATAGGCCTCAACACGCACGGAGATGCACGATGACGACCACGACCTACGACGTAGAGATCCGCAAGATTGACGACATCCGCCCATACGAACGCAATCCGCGTATCAACGATCCGGCCGTCGATGCCGTGGCGGCCAGCCTGACCGAGTTCGGCTTCCGCCAGCCCATTGTGGTCGACGCCGACGGCGTGATCGTCTGCGGCCATACCCGCTGGAAGGCGGCCAGGCAACTCGGTCTGGCCGTGGTGCCCGTTCACGTGGCCACCGATTTGACGCCGGAGCAGATCCGCGCCTATCGCATCGCCGACAACAAGACGGGCGAGCTGGCCGAGTGGGACTTCGAGATCCTGCCCATCGAGATCGCCGACCTGGCCGGCGGCGATATCGACATGGAGACCCTCGGCTTCGGTGGCAAGGAACTGGCTCAACTGCTCAACGACAGCGCTGGCGTCTCCCAGGGGTTGACCGACCCGGACAACGTGCCTGAGCCTCCGGACGAAGCGATCACCCAGCCGGGCGACATCTGGATCCTTGGTGACCATCGCCTCATGTGCGGCGACAGTGGCAGCGAAGCCGACGTGGACCGATTGCTCGACGGGGCGACCATCGATCTGGTGAACATGGACCCTCCGTACAATGTCCGCGTCGAGCCGCGCAGCAGCACCGCCATCGCCGCCGGCAACAGTTCCCACCCTGACCTGTCGGCCAAGATGCACCACCAGGGTTTCGACCAGGCCCGTGGCGTGACCGATCCGAAGAAGGCCAAGCGGAAGATGCGCCCCAAGGATCGCCCGCTCGAGAACGACTTCGTCACGGCCGAGGCCTTTGACGAGATGCTCGTGGCCTGGTTCGGCAACGCGTCTCGCGTGCTCAAGCCGGGCGGGTCGTTCTACATCTGGGGCGGGTACGCCAATTTGGGCAACTACCCCGCACCGCTCAAGGCATCGGGGCTCTACTTCAGCCAGGGAATCGTGTGGGACAAACAGCATCCCGTGCTGACGAGAAAAGACATGATGGGAGCGTTTGAGCTGGCATTTTATGGATGGAAAGAAGGCGCCGGGCACCACTTTTACGGGCCGAACAACGCCATGGACCTGTGGCACGTCAAGAAGGTCAGCCCGCAGAACATGGTACACTTGACCGAGAAGCCAGTCGAACTGGCCGTCCGGTCAATCCAGTACTCATCGAAGGTCGGCGAGCACGTCCTGGACCTGTTCGGCGGCAGCGGTTCCACGCTGATCGGCTGCGAGCAGACCGGCCGGAAGGCGTTCCTGATGGAACTGGATCCGCTGTATTGCGATGTCATTGTCCAGCGCTGGGAGAAGTTCACCGGTCGCAAGGCCCAGCGCATTGCCGCCGGCGATGCGGTGGAGGCGGCGGCATGATCTTCCACCCGCGACCAGGGCAGCGCGTGCGCGTCCACTACGCCAAGCGCTCGGCGTCCGTCATGCCGCACCACGGCGCGGCTGGCGTGGTGCGCATCGTATCGCGAGGGCCGGGGCCGCGCAATGTTGGTGTGGAGGTCAACGGGCGGGTCGTCGTGATCCCACGTGGGAATCTCGTGGCCGTCGAGGAGGGTGTATCGTGATCTGCGTCGGCCTGACAACTGAGAACACCCCGGCGTTGGCCGGGGTGTCCGAGGAAGGTGGGGCAGCTTCAGTTGGCCAGCTCGAACTTCCCGCGTTCGACCTTGCTGAACCGGCTATCGGTGCCCTTGTCGCGGATCTCGCGGATGATCGCGCTGTAGATCGTCGCTGCCGGGGTCTTGCCTTTGGTCTTCCACAGGCCCTTGGCCAGCATCCGCTCGACCATCTCCTTGGCGCTCAGGGGCTCCTTGGCTTCGCCCAGGACTTGGGCGGCGGCGTCGAGACCGCTCGCCCGTTTGGCCCCGTCCGCGCCACGTTGGCCCGTGTCGCGTTTCGTGGCCGCCTTGGCCTTCCCGCTCGCCTTCTTGGCGGTCTTCGTCCGTGTGGGCGACGTGGCGGTCCGTGTGGCGGCGGGCTTCTCGCTACGGAGGCGCTGGGCGCTCTTGATTCGCACCGCCTTGCCCGTGGCCAGGTTCTTGCCGTCCCAGCCGCCGTGCGGGTTGGCCTTGACGATCTGGACGGGCACGATCTTGCCCGTCACCTTCGCGTTGTACACATGCCCGATCTTGATCTCGCTCTTCTTCATGGTTGGCTCCTTTCAGCCTGGGTGTCAGTCTGCGAACCTACGCAGCTCGCGATAGTACGCGTCGATGTCGGTGTTGGTGCCCCGGTAGCCGTCCAGTGCCTCCTGCAGGCATTCGGCCATCGACCACTGGTCGTCAGCGTCGTTGGCCCGCACCTGGTGGGTGCGTTCACAGCCGGGCGACAGCAACTCGACGGTGATGTGCTCGTCGTCCGGCTTGCGGCTGATCCTGGCAAAGGCCCGGGCGAGGCCCGGGCTGCTGTCGTGCAGCTTCGTGTCGCTGGTGCCTGCCAGCTCGATGCATGTGATTCTCATCGCAACATCCTTTCTCTCAATGGTTTGCGCTCTGTTCTCACGTGTTCATGTTTGCTCTGCGGGCTGCGGAGGGCAAGTCAATTAACACCTTTTTGTAAAAGAGCTTGCGCCCATAAGCATGGAGAACGTCGCCACTTGCGGCATGGGCGCCGGAAAGCCGCCCGAAACGTGCAGATTCTTGCCGGGAGGACATGCACATGAGCGAGACTTCCGGCAAGCCCGGCCTGCGAATCACGTCCCTGGCGGTGGCCGATGCGGCCAAGGTAATGGCCTCGGCCTACGGGCGGCGCGTGACGGAGGAGCAGGTTCGACAGATCGCCGAGCGCGGTGGCCTGGTCCGCGCCGACGACACGATCAACCTGCTGGAATACGTGGCGTACCTGGTGCGGGAGCTGGCCCATGGAAGCGATTAATCCGCGCCATCTCCGGCCCGCCGTGGTGGCCAGGCTGCTGAACTCGGCCGGCCTGGGCGAGGTGATCAACGAGCGGCAGCTGCGCCGCCACCGCAACCGGGCCGGCTACACCATCGGCGACGCCCGAACGGTGGACCTGTTCCGCTACGCCGCTTGGCTGACGCTGGAGTATCTCAAGCCGAAGGCAGAGCCCGCCAGCTACGAGGAGATCAAGCGCCGCCAGGCCGAACGAAATGCCGAGATGGTCCGCGCCGGCCAGGATATCGGCGAGATCCCCGACGTGGTCGACCCAGAGCGGAAGGCCGAGGCCGGTGAGAGCTTCCGGTTCTTCTGTGAGACCTACTTCCCCGAGGTGTTCTACCTGCCCTGGTCGAACGACCATCTGCGAGTGATTGCCAAGATCGAAAAGGCCGTTCGTACCGGCGGCCTGTTCGCAATGGCCATGCCCCGCGGAAGCGGCAAGACCGTACTGTGCCAGACGGCGGTGGTCTGGGCGGCGCTGACCGGGGCCACACCGTTCGTATGCCTCATCGCCGCCAGCGCCGATCGGGGCAAGGACCTGCTGGAGAACATCAAGGTCTGGCTGGAGACCAACGCCCTGCTCAACGAGGATTTCCCCGAGGTGACCTATCCGATTCACAGCCTCGAACGAATCGTCCACCGGCAGAAGGGCCAGAAATACCAGGGCCAGCCGACGCGCATCGAATGGTCGGCCGACAAGATCGTCCTACCGACGATCCCCGGCTCGAGGGCGTCGGGCGTGGTAATCTCCTGTTCGGGCATGAAGGGCTCGGACATCCGCGGCCAGAACCATGCCCGGCCGGACGGCAAGGTCGTGCGCCCGCAACTGGTGATGGTGGACGATCCGCAAACGACCGAATCGGCCTGGTCACCGTCGCAATCACAGCGGCGCGAGGCGATCCTCGCCGGGGACGTGCTTGGCATGGCCGGGCCCGGCAAGAAGATCGCCGGCCTCATGGCCTGCACCGTGATCCGCCCGGATGACATGGCCGACCGTTTGCTTGACCGCGACAAGCACCCCGAATGGCAGGGCGAACGAACGAAGATGGTCTATGCCTTCCCGACCAACGAGAGGCTGTGGGCCAAGTACGCGGAGGTCCGCGCCGACAGTCTCCGCAACGACGGTGACGGCTCTGAGGCCACGGAGTTCTACCGAGCCAACCGGGACGCGATGGACGCCGGCGCGATTATCGCCTGGCCCCAGCGCTGCAATGCCGATGAACTGTCCGCCAGCCAGCATGCGATGAACCTGAAGCTCCGCGCCGAGGGTGCATTCTTCGCCGAGTACCAGAACGAGCCGATCGTCGAGATCGAAGGCGACGAGATGCTCAGCGCCGACGAGATCACTGTGAAGCTCAACGGCTACCGTCGCGGGGAGATTCCTCTCGGCTGCAACCACCTGACGATGTTCATCGACGTGCAGCAGAAGGTGTTGTTCTGGCTGCTGGCGGCATGGGAGGAGAACTTCACGGGCTATGTTGTGGATTACGGCACGTGGCCCGATCAGCGACGGGCCTACTTCACGTTAAATGACGTGCGCGCCACGCTTGGTCGCGCCACCCCGGGCGCGGGCATGGAAGGCCAGATCTACGCCGGCCTCGAGAAACTCTCCGCCGAACGGCTCGGCCGCGCTTACCGGCGCGAGGACGGCGCCGAGATGCATGTCGACCGCTGTCTTATCGATGCCAACTGGGGCCAGTCCACCGACGTGGTCTACCAGTTCTGCCGCCAGAGCACGTTCGCCGGGACGGTCCTGCCGTCTCACGGCAAGTACGTCGGCGCGTCTTCAGTCCCCTTCAGCGAATACAAGCGCAAACGCGGCGACCGCATCGGCCACCACTGGCGGATCCCCAACACCACGGGCAAGCGCCAGGTCCGTCACGTGCTGGTGGACACCAATTACTGGAAAAGCTTCGTCCACGCCCGCCTGGCCGTGGCCATGGGCGACCGGGGGTGTCTGTCTCTGTTCGGCCGGGACGAGAAGGCCCATCGCCTCCTGGCCGATCACCTGGTGGCCGAATACCGCATTCAAACGACGGCCCGGGACCGGATTGTGGATGAATGGAAACTCCGTGCCACGCGGCCCGACAACCACTGGCTGGACTGTCTGGTCGGCTGCGCCGTCGCCGCGAGCATTCAGGGGGCGAACCTGGAAGGCATGCAGCCGTACCGTCAGGCCAGGCGGGCCGCGATCAAGCTGTCCGAATTGCAGAGGGGGCGGCGATGACGGAGCGGGCGATTGTCCCACAATCCGAAGTCAAGCACCCCGGCCTGGTCTGTCGGAAATGCGGGTGTAGGCACTTCTCTACCGTCTACACGCGCCCCCGCAACGACGGCATCGTTCGCCGAAAACGATGCCGGCACTGCGGCTCGGCCGTCACTACACGCGAAAAAATCGTTGTCCGTACCATATCTGGTACGAAGTGAGCGCAAAAACCCTCAAGGTGTCCGAAAACGGCCAATCGGCGGCAGATAAGTCTATGAAGGGCAAGCGAGCCCTCAGGACGACATCATGCCGAACGATTCACTGGACAACACGATCCGCGAGAATGCCTCGGGGCCCAAGCGGGCCAAGGGCGATGCCGGCGAGATGGAGCAGCACTCGCTGAAGGACCAGATCGCCGCCGACAAGCACCTGGCCGGCAAGAACGCAACAGCCGGCAAGGGCCTCGGCATCAAGCTGGCCAAGATCAAGCCGGGAGGGACCGTCTGATGTGGCCCTTCGACAGACTCAGGGCAAGCGCGTCCCGCAGGAAGGGGCGCTCGCGCCGGACCGTCCCGGCAGTCGTCCGCGCGAGGTACGACGCGGCCCAGACCACCACGGAAAACGTCCGGCACTGGGCGATGGCCGACGGCCTGTCGGCCGATTCGGCCAACAGCGTCGACGTTCGCCGCAAGCTGCGCCAGCGTGCCCGTTACGAGGTGGCCAACAACTCCTACGCCAAGGGGATTGTGCTGACGATTGCCAACGACACCGTCGGCACGGGCCCGCGCCTGCAGATGCTGGCCAGCGACAGCGAGGCCAACCGCCGTATCGAACAGGCCTTTGCACGATGGGCGATAGCCGTCGGCTTGGCCGAGAAGCTGCGCACGATGCGGATGGCCAAGGCGACCGACGGCGAGGTCTTCGGTGTGTTGACGGCCAACCCGCTGATCGATTCGCCGATCAAGTTGGACGTCCGCCTGGTCGAGGCCGACCGCGTGGCTGCGCCGACGGTGGCCATGCTGCCGGTGGTGGGCGATATCGACGGCATCCATCTGGACGCGTGGGGCAACCCGGCCGGGTATACGGTCCTTCGGAACCATCCCGGCGAGATCGGTGCCTGGCGCAGCGACTACGACCTGCTCGGCGCGGCCGACGTGATCCACTACTTCCGCACCGACCGGCCCGGCCAGCACCGGGGCGTGCCGGAGATCACGCCGGCCCTGCCGCTGTTTGCTCAGCTGCGGCGCTACACGCTGGCGGTGCTCGCCGCGGCCGAAACGGCGGCTGACTTCGCGGCGGTGCTGTACACCGATGCGCCGGCCAACGGGGAGGCGGCGGCCGTCGAGCCGATGGACATCATCGAGCTCGAGAAACGCATGGCCACCACGTTGCCGGACGGTTGGAAGCTCGGGCAGGTCAAGGCCGAGCAGCCGGCGACGACGTACAGCGAATTCAAGCGCGAACTGCTGAACGAGATCGCGCGCTGCTTGAACCTGCCGTACAACATCGCCGCCTGCAACTCCTCGGGCTACAACTACGCCTCGGGGCGCCTCGACCACCAGACCTACTACAAGTCCATCCGTGTCGAGCAGGCCCACATGGGCGAGGTAGTCCTCGACCGCATCTTCGCTGCCTGGTGCGCCGAGGCGATGCTGACCACTGAACTGGCCGTCCTCCGCGCCGTCAACGGCCTGCCACACCAGTGGTTCTTCGACGGCACCGAGCACGTCGATCCGGCCAAGGAGGCCAGGGCCCAGGCCATGCGCCTCACGTCCCACACGACGACACTGGCCATCGAATACGCTCGGCAGGGCCGCGACTGGGAGACCGAACTCCGCCAGCGCGCCAAAGAAAAGCAGTTGATGGATGAACTGGGGCTGAGCCGTGACCAGGCACAGCAAGACCATCAGACCCCTGTTACGGAGAGTGACACCGATGAAGACGATTCCTGAGTACCTGCAGTTCCTCTCGCCGCTGACCATCGAAGCCGCCGGCGGAGGCACCGAGAAGAAGACGCCGCGATTCTCCATGGTCGCCTATACGGGCGGGACGATGCAAATCGCGGGGTTCCCGCACCCGGTGGTCGTGGACCTCGAGGGCCTGAGCATCGAGCGCCAGGACATTCCCGTGCGTCTGGACCACAATCCGCGTCAGGGCGTGGGGCACACCGAGCGGGTAGCGATTGAAAACGGCCAGGTTATCGCCGAGGGCCTGGTCAGTCGCGATACGTCCTGGGCCCGGGACGTGGCCAGAAGCGGCGCCAAGGGCTTCCCGTGGCAGGCGTCGATAGGGGCCCAGGTCATCGAGGCCGAGTTCATCCCTCACCGGGCGCCCGTCACCGTAAACGGCCAGGAGTTCACCGGCCCGCTGCACGTGGTCCGCAAGGCCGTCCTCAAGGAAATCAGCTTCGTGGACAGCGGAGCGGACACCAACACGCAGGCGAAGATCGCCGCCCGGCAGGGCCCAGACCCCGCGCCCGGGCAAGACCAGGTAAAGGAGCACGACGCCATGAAAGACGACAAGACCACCGACACGGACGTTCAGGCCGCCGACACTGACCCGGCCCCCGAGCCGGAAACGACTGATGCCGGCAAGACCGCCGCTGCCCAGACCGTCGACCCGGGCGACAGCACTGCGAATGCCGTGAACGCCGCCCCGGATGGCGATGTGGACACCGCTGCGGACACTGCTGACGCCTCCCGGCAGAGCGACACGGACAGCACTCCCGACACCGTCAACGCCTCGGCACCCGATCCCGTCGCCCAGATGCGCCAGGAAATGGCCGCCGAGACCCGCCGGATCGAGGCGGTCCGCAAGGTCTGCGGCGGCAAGCACACCGAGATCGAGGCCAAGGCCATCGAGGAAGGCTGGGATGCGACCAAGACCGAGCTGCATGTGCTCCGTGCCTCGCGCCCGACCGTGCCGGCAGTGACATCCCAGCCCCGCAACACCAGCCCGCAGGTCTTCGAGGCCGCGGCGCTGATGGCCTCGGGCATCTCCGGCCGCCAGATCGAGGCGGTCTATGCAGAGCCCGTCCTCGAGGCGGCCGACAAACTGCGCGGCATCGGCATCCAGGAGTTCTGCGAGCGCGTCGTCGGCCAGCAGCTGCCGCGGTTCCGGCGCGACGCGTCGGGCTGGCTGCAGGCGGCGTTTTCCACCGCGTCCCTGCCCGGCATCCTGTCCAACATCGCCAACAAGATGCTGCTGGAGGGCTACAACTACGTGGAGGACGCCTGGCGGCGGGTCTGCAAGATCGCCTCGGTCAACGACTTCAAGGAGCACACCCGCTACCGGATGACCAGCAACTTCACGTTCCTGCCGGTCGGGCCCGACGGGGAACTCAAGCACGGCCGGATCGACGAGCAGACCTTCGGCCAGAAGGCCGCCACCCACGGGATCATGTTCGCCCTGACCAGGGAAATGATCATCAACGATGACCTGGCGGCCTTTACCGACATCCCGCGGCAGATCGGGATGGGTGCGGCCGAGGCCATCGCCGACGCGGTCTGGAGGCTGCTGCTGAGCAACCCGAGCAGCTTCTTCTCCGTCGGGCACAAGAACTACGCGGCCGGCGCCGATACGGTGCTCGACGTAGACGGGCTGACGAAGGCCGAGGTGCTGTTCCTGGACCAGACCAAGCCCAACGGGCGCCCCCTGGGTGTCGTACCGGCCATCCTGCTGGTACCGACGGCCCTGAAGGTGGCGGCCGAGCTGCTGATGAAGAGCCTGAAGCTCAACGAGACGACCGCCGAGGGCAAGGGCAAGCCCTCCGACAACCCGCACGTGGGCAAGTTCGAGTCCGTCTCGAGCAGCTACCTGAGCAATACGTCCTTCAAGGGCGCCAGCGCGAAGGCGTGGTACCTGTTCGCCGACCCGAACCGCCTGCCCGCCCTGGAGGTGGCGTTCCTCAACGGCGTGGACCGGCCGACGGTCGAGAAGACCGACGCGGACTTCAACACGCTCGGCATCCAGTTCCGCGGCTACATCGACTT